CTCATGCAGCCACTGGATGCCAGCGGCGGCAGCCAATGGGCGAGCAAGCGCCGAACCTATCAGAGTTACGGGCTGCCCCGTCGACATGGCTTCTTTGATTCTCACCAGCGCAATAGCATCGTTTTTCGCTTGCACAGATCCCTTAATAACAACAAGGCGGCTGTTCCTGGCTTCCGGCGTCCAATAGAGATCGCCGAGCATCTGTTTCCTGCGCTTTGACTGCCCCATCACACCACCTCCCTCCGCCGACGGCGTACCCAGCGGGTGAGGCGCACGGCGGCCACCAGGGGCCAGACGGCCCCGGCGATCAAGGCGGCAACCCATTCGGCAGGCTCGCGGCATTCGTGAGGCCGCACGACGCTCATCGCGGTGAAGGCACCGGCCCAGCAGTACAGCTCAAGCATCGGAGGCCTCCGGCTGGGGGATGGAGGGCAACTTCTCCCAGCAGCTACCCATCAGGAACCTGACCCACACAGTGCCGTCATTACAGGCGGCGTACACCTTGTCATCGGCCGCGACCATCGCCGTCACCACGCGCGTCGGGGCCGGCGCAGGCGGCGGGGTGGGCTGGGCGGCGGCGTTGCGGCTCCACCACGGTTGGTTGGCAGAAACTACTAGGTAATGCACATTTACGCCATCTTCGGGTCGGCCACCTGGCTCGCAGCGGACTTGCACCTGCTTATTGGCATCCGCATCCTTTGATGTTGGCAGGCGATTAGTAATCCATTCGGTCATCACTTGGCCTCCACGCGCAGTTCGACAAACAGAGCATCCCACCACGTCGCCTTAGGGCCAGTGGTGAAGCGGTTGTAAGCGGCTGCCTCTTGGGATGCCTCAAAATAGACCGGCGCAGCGATAAAAAGACCGGCTACGCCGAACCATAGAAGAACCGTCAAGGCGGCTTCCCAAATGTCTTGGATTGGGTCTGAACGCTTCATGGTGCATTGGTGAACACCCCCGCAGCATAGCACCGCGGCCCACCTAGTACACCCTTCGCATCCCCCGCACCACGCGTCCCGCACTGCCGCGCTCCACGGCATACCGCCGATGCACCACATAGCCCAGTGCATCGGCCATGTGGTCGTGGCCGGTCTCCTTGTCCGGTACCCCCTTCTCGTCGTATGCCTGCAGCTCTAGGCTTTCGATCGTCTTTCGGCACCGCGGATGAACCCAGAGGCGGGTCTGGCCGTGGCCGTTCTCCAGCAGTGCCTGCACCGCTGCGACACGATCCCGGATCGGTGGGTTCGCTGCTGGTGACTGGTTGCTGATCCCGTAGCTCTGCAGGATCGCCACATCAGACCGGCTGGAATTGGTCGAACGGTTCGCACCCGACGCATCAGGATGGCCGAGGATCTGCGCTCGTGGGTAGCGGCTGCGGATCTCCTGCCCCATGGCATCAGTGTCGTGGGCACCGGCGATCTCATCCCACACCCACAGCTGCCCCCTGCGCTCGACTGCCAGAACGGCATTGCAGTTGCCGACGTTGAAGTCGCAACCCATCAGCAGGGCCTCATCGTCCAGGTCGGGTTCGTCGAATGCGACGACGTGCAGATCCCGCCGGAACCGGTCGTAGACCATCCCCGCGGTCAGGTTGACGAACTCACCGTCGAGGTAGGCCCGCAACAGGTTCGGGTCATAGTTGGCCTGGAGTCGCTCGATGAAGTCCGGCGGCAGGTGTGGATTGTCGGTCGTGCGCATCCGCACCAGACGACGATCCGCCCGGCCTTCTGCCTCATCTGAGGCAAACGTCTTCCACATCCACCGGAAGCCCTCCGGTGTCGAGGCTGCGGCAAACTGCCGGACGTTACCGGCCCGCAGGCGGCCGAGGATCTTGGGGAACGCCCGTGCTGCAATGCTGGGCGCGACGGTGTCGATCTCATCAGCCAGCACCCACGCGAGGTTCAGGCCGATGATGCGGGTCCAGTTCTCAAATGACCGGCACAGGATCTTCGTCGCTCCGCCCGGCAGCATCAGGACGTATTCCGGCAGGGGTGATGACCGGAAGGTGTAGGGGATGCCGTAGGACTCCAGGAAGCTGTCGAACTCCGGCAGCCAGATGTCGCGGATCAGCGGCCCTGTGGGCTCCAGGACGGCGCCTTGAAAGCCAGGGTTGAGCATCGCCATGGCAACCGCCTTAGCACATAGCGCATGGGTCTTGCCGGCGCCATAGCCTGCGGAACACCCGAGGATCTCAACCTGCGAATCCTGAACGAAATCCCGCTGGCGTGGGTGCAGATCGTCGATGATCGCGGCGAGGGTGGCATCAGCATCAAAAAAAACAGCCTCCTCATCGAATGAGAGGAGACTGCCTGGATCTTGACAATCGAGCAGCCCCATCAGGCAGCCGTGAGGCCACAGGCAGGTGATACGGCCTCGTCCTCCTCATCGTCGTCACAGACCTCGTCCTCGTCCTCATCGTCGTCATCCTCATAGGCGCCAACGATCAGAGCGTGCTGAGCAACCGCGAGGGCAGCGATCATCTCAGCAACGGTGGCCTCCTGCTCATCGACGATGATGGTGTCGAGCAGCTCAACGAAACTTGCCACGGTGGTGGTTCGGTGCCCCACCAGTCTAGGCCTTCGTCCGCGCAATACCGCTGGCCTTGTCGATGCAACCCAGCGCCACCATCAGGTTGCCATCCCGTCGCGCCTGCATCTGCAACGTCTCCAACTGCGCCAGCTGAATCGCGGCATACGTCGGCCGTGGAATATCCCAGTCGCTACAGATCTGCAATCGTGCCGCCTGCAGCATTGAGCCCGCCAACGTCTGGCTATAGCCCCATTCCTCGCATGCGTGCTTCACACATGCACGCCCGCTGAAACCATGGCAGATCATGTCTGCCATCTTGCTGATGTGATCATCACGCAGATCAGCAGGCACGATCTGTCCCATCGGCGGCAATCGTTAAGCGCAGCCTACAGCGGCCTGCAGGGAGTCCAGGACAAGGGGCGGTAGGTCAGCCCTTGCCGGATCCATCGCACGCGGGTTCCATCGGCCCTGAGACGGCTCCCAGACGGCAAGGGTCTCAAGGGTGCAGCGGCCACCATCGCGGCGGTGCTCGACCACAAAGGCCGGGACGGTCATTGGCAGCTGCGTGACGCGGTAACCGGCGTGATCACAGAGGAGTCGAAAGAGGGCCATGCGGTGGTCTGGTGTGCCCACCCAGCGTAGCCGACCGCTATTGAGAAATCCCCCCCCGTCTGCCATACCTGGCATACCTAGCCATACCTCCCCCTATATTCCCCTACACGCCCCTATATGCGTGTCCTGACACCCTTACCCCCCCCCTTAACACCGATTAGGAAATAGGTATGGTAGGTATGGCAGGTCTGACGCCGCTAGTCGCTGACTGGCTTTTCAGCGATGGGGTAGGTATGACAGAGGTATGCCAGGCATGGCAGCGCTGCCATACCTCAGATCCATTCTCAATAAGCCAGGTGTGGCAGGCCTCCTGGCCGTTGCGGCAATGATCCGGAGTGCTACGGTGGGACCCCGCCGACGACCGCCTGTGTGCCAGCACGTGAGCATCAAGCTGCCCTTAGATTTCCTGGAATGGGCAGAGGCCAAGGCGCGTGAGAAGCGCCAGACGCGAAGCGCGATCATTCGGGACGCGATCCTTGAGGCGATGAACCGGGACCAAGCAACCGCCCGGGTCTGAGATGGGGGCGATCATTGATGCCGCCCGGGGCCGCTGGCCTCAGGTGCTGGCGGATCTTGGCGGCCTGACGGAGAAGCACCTGAGCGGACGGCATGGGCCGTGTCCGCTGTGTGAGGGAACGGACCGGTTTCGGTTTGATGACCAGGGAGGGACCGGGAGCTGGTTCTGCAACCAATGCGGTGGCAAGAACCAACGCGGCGGTGGCGGGTCAGGGCTTGAGCTATTGGCCCGGAAACGCGGCTGGACGCCCCGGGAAGCGCTGAAGCACGTCGGCCGGTACCTTGACGCCCCCGACACCTCGGACGCCCCGCGCAAGGCCCCAGAGACGCCATGGCGGCAACCGGAGCGCCCACCAGCCGATGCACCGCCTCCGCCCCTGGATCGTGGGGCGACGGCTCGCTGGTGTTACCGGGACGCCAGTGGAGCGCCCCTGTTCTGGGTTTTGCGGCTGGAACTGAGCAACGGGGCGAGGGCGTACCCGCACGTGGTGTGGCTCAACGGCGGCTGGCACCGGCCGAACAAGCGCCGTGATGGGTTCAGCTGCGATTGGCCCACACCACGGCCGCTCTATGGCCTCCCAGACCTTGCAGAGCGGCCTGAGGCGCCGGTGCTGGTGGTCGAGGGTGAGAAGACCGCCGACGCGGCGCGTGGGCTACTGCCCGACTGGGTCGTATGCACGTGGTCAAACGGTGCCAAGAGCCACGGCAAGGCCGACTGGGCACCGCTGCGGAATCGTGACTGCTGGCTGGCACCAGACAACGACCTGGACGGCCGGAACGCCATGGCCGCGGTGGGTGATGTGCTGCGGGCCCAGGGGTGCCGGGTGCAGGTGGTCGGCCCACCACCGGAAGCCACGGAAGGATGGGACCTGGCCGATGCGAAGGATTGGACGACGGCACAGACGGAGGAATGGCTGCGGGGAGCGCAAGCGGTCGAGGGTAAACAGTTTGATGGGCTGATCCGCAGGCGGACGAGTGATGAACCAAAGGCGTTGGATGCGGGGTTGCTGCTGGCGATGCTGCGGGTGAAGGCATCGGACGGCCAGACGTTGCGGTACAACACCTTTAACCAGACGATAGAGCTGAATGGTGAGCCGATCGAAGGGATCGAGCGGTTCTACCTTAAGCTGGCAGATATGGGCTACACGATCAAAAAACAGATGGCGCAGGATTGCTTGGTCGAGATCGCGAAGGAATACAAATACGACCCGGTGAGGATGTATCTGGAGCACGTCGAGGCCACGACGGAACCGGGCTATATCGACCAGCTGGCGACGACCTACCTACGGCCTGAGGATGCGGCCCTGAATGAGCCGACCTTGTATGACGCAATGATCAAGGCCACATTGATCGGTGCGGTGCGGCGTGCGTTGGAGCCAGGCTGCAAGCATGACACCTGCTGCGTCATCGCTGGCGTCCAGGGGGCACGCAAGTCAGCCTTCTGGCAGGTGCTGGGTGGGCCATTCTTCAGTGATCAGTTGAGCACGCTGCAGAAGTTGACCGATGAACAGCTGAAGCTGCATCGGAGCTGGATTATGGAATGGCCGGAGCTTGACCACATCATGAGCCGCGGCCATTCGGGGCAGATCAAGGCATTCATCACGACCCAACGTGACCTATTCCGTGCACCCTATGGGGCAGCAGTAGAGGAACACCCGCGGCGTGGGATTATCGTGGCAACGGTCAACAAGACCGATGGATTGCTGATTGATGACACGGGTAACCGTAGGTTCTGGATCATCCCGACGACGTTGAGCGAGGACAACCAGATCAATACGGCAGGGTTACAGCGTGAGCGTGATGCGATCTGGTGTGCAGCGGTGAAGGCATACCGGAGGGGCGAGAGCAGCTTCCTGCCGGTGCACCTGCTGCGGCAGGTCAGGGAGGAGAATGAGAACTACGTGACGGAGTCGCCATGGATGGCGGCAGTACAGGAATGGATCAAAGCGCCAGTGAATGCCGGGCGACCACTGACCACGGAAGTCCTACTGAAAGAGGCGATTCAGAAGCCAGTGGGGCAGCAGAACCGGGCGGATCAGATGATGGTGGGCGACATTCTGCGGCGGCTGGGATATTCCAAGACACGAAAGCTGGTCAACGGTCGTCGTGAGTGCCATTACACGCTTGATCCTTGACGACCTCGACGCTGAAGCCCAGATCACGCAGCTCCTGGATTCGGTGCTCTTGGATGGGTGACAGGCGCCCACGAGAGGCCTTGACTTCGACGAAGAGGATGCCGCGGTCGGGATGGCATAGCAGAAGATCCGGCAGACCTGCGACGGATGTACGCAGGAGCCGGATCACATACCATCCGTCGGCCTTGTATTGCTTAACCAACCTTGCCTGAAAGGCTGCCTCGGTCCGCTCTGAAGTGGGCTGCGGTATAGGACTCCTTCGCCCGGACTTTGTCATAGACCTTCAGTTCAAGGGAGTTGGCCGCAAGGATCCAGTGTACGCGCGGCGGGACGGTACGACCAAGGGCCGAGGCACGGTCGCGACCCTGCAGGTAGGAGAGGGCCGAGTAGTCGATACCGAGGAAGACGAGATCATCGGCGGGCGAGAGATTGACCCCTTCGCGTGAGGCCTGCACCTGCCCGATGAAGACGGAATCAGGCCGTGCGGCGAACTCCTCGGGTGAGTCAGTGGCCAGTGGGCCATAGGCCTGCCGAAGCATGACCCCTTCGGCCTGGAAGCAGTACAGAACTGCCAATCGTCCTCCCTCGATCCTATTGAGGATGTAGCGCACCTTGTTGGTGTCGAGGATGACCCCTTCGGCTGCCCCTTCTGGGATCACGGTGCCGGAGTACATCTGCCGGAGCTTCGACATCTGCTTGGCTGCGGTATCAGCCACGACGGGCCACTGTCCTCTGCCAACGGTGACCACGCCATCCCGCATGAGCTTCCCGGCGTCGGCATAGGTTTGGGGTGCCATCCGCACCTGATGGACCTGCTCGATGATCTGAGTTTGAAAGCCGGCCTGCTGCTGGGTGATGCGCACCATGTGCGGCGCCAGGTCGGCCATGATGATTTCCGGATTGGCGTAGGAGTAGTCGTTGACCTCCTGACCGGTGCCGACCCGCTTGGTGCGGATGTTGACGTAATCCGCGGCGGCCCACTTGTAGAACGACGGCTCCTGCCATGGGACGGCGGTGGAGAGGCCAGCGGCAGAGGCAATGCGGACCTGGTGGTAGAGCTGCGAGAGGGACTCGGGGGAGGGTGTACCGGAGAGCAGGATGCAGCGGCCGTAGTCGAGCCGCGCCACCTGCCTGGCCCGCAGGGATGCTTTCGGGTAGGCCCCGAGGCAGTGGGCCTCGTCGAGGATGAGGAGGTCGTAATGGCCCACGAGCTTATGGACCTGCTCGTAGTTGGTGACGTGCACCCGATCGTTGAGGCCGAGGGCGTCCCGGTCTGCCTCGATGGAGGCGATGGCCTTCTTCTTGGTGAGGAACAGGCAGCGCGTGACCATCATGCGGCGCGCGACCTCAAGGACGGTGAGGGTCTTGCCGACGCGCACTTCCCCGGCGAGGTAGGCCCAGCCGTCACGGGAGACGCGGGTGAGAAGGTCGTCTGCGGCTGCGAGCTGGTGTGGTCGTAGGTCCATCGTGAAGATTCTCGGTGGTGAGCGGTGGCGATCCCCGCTGAGCTATGGTAGGCTATGTGCATCGGGAGGCAACCGCCTCTCACGGGGCACTGACCCCTGGCCCGCAGGGAGCCTGCCAGATCGTCGGCAATCCCTGCACCCCCACCACCACCACCCACCACCCATGACCAAATACCAAGCGACCTACGCGATGGTTGTGCAGATCGTCGTTGAGCTTGATGAAGACGACATCGAGCGTGCACAAGCGGAGGCCCGGCTGATACAGCCATCGGTCGAGCTGGCCAACCTGCGCGGCCACGCATGGATCGACGACACCGCCACCCTTGCGCCGATGGTGACCGCACGATGAACCCTGCTGCATACCACGCACATCCGGCCCTGTCGGCCACGCGGCTCAAGCGTGCCCTGACCGGCACTGCCCGTCGGTTCCACGTCCCGGTCGAGCGCACCGACGCCATGCGGCAAGGGTCGCTGATCGACTGCCTGGCCTTGACGCCTGGCCTGTTCGAGCACCGCTACATCGTGGCGCCTGAGGGCCTTGACCGCCGCACCAAGGACGGCAAAGCATGGTGGGCGGAGGCCAGCCAAGGGAAGCGCGAGATCATCAGCCACGAGTGGCACGTCACGGCCGCCAGCATCGTGGTGCATCTGCTCAGTGACCCGGCGATCCGGCCGCTGATCGATCGAGCATCGCAGCAGATTCACTTCTGGTTTGATGCTGATGGTGTTGAGTGCCGGTACCTGCCGGACATCGAGGCGCCGGGCCTGCTGGTCGACATGAAGAAAGCCGCCCGCACCGACCCTGCTGGATTCGCGGCTGACGCCTATGCCCGCGGCTACGACGTGCAGATGGCTCATTACCTGTTGGGCCATCTCAACAAGTTCGAGACCACCGACATCCCGCGCCTTGGCTTCATTGCCTACGAATGGCACCAACGGCCTGATGTGGGGCTCTACTGGCTGCCGGGCGAATGGCTCGAAGAGGGCCTGCGCCGCCGCGAGATCGCCAAGGCCCGGGTGTTGGAGTGGGAGGCCCATCTGACCAACACCAGCCATCCGGAGCAGACGCTGCCCCTACCGCGGTGGGCGGGCTTCGACGGCCCAGCCCCTGAGCTTGCCCCTGAACACTTCTGATCACCATGACCTTCACCACAGAACAGATCACCCAGCTGCAGGCACCGCTCAACCGTGGGGCCGTCCAGCAGCGCAGCCAGTCGGGACGGCAGCTGAGCTACCTCGAGGGTTGGCACGTGATCGCGGAAGCCAATCGGATCTTTGGCTTTGATGCCTGGACCCGAGAGACGATCGAGATCCGCTGCGTCAGTGAGCGCGAACGCGGGATTGGCCGCGACCAGAAGCCAGGGTGGGGCGTCACGTACATCGCCCGGGTGCGGGTCATGGTTGACGGGCTGGCCCGTGAGGGCTGCGGCGCCGGCCATGGCATCGACGCAGATCTGGGGCTGGCGCATGAATCGGCGATCAAGGAGGCCGAGACCGATGCGATGAAACGTGCCCTGATGACGTTCGGCAACCCCTTCGGGCTGGCGCTGTATGACAAGCAGCAACGGCAGGTGCAGGACGAACCGCAGCAGTCGGCGGCATACCTGGCGGGTGAGAAGGCGATCCAAGGTGCCAAGACCGCGGCAGAGCTTGCGACGATCCGTGATCGGATTGATCTGCGGCTGACGAATGGCGACCTGTCTGTCGAGGATGCCACTGCCCTGAGAGAGCAGCTGGCATCTGCTGCCGAACGACTTGGTGCTGCATGACCGAGACCGGACTAACACCACCTCAGCTGGCCGACCGCTGGGGATTGAGCCAGCACACATTGAGAGGCTGGCGACTGCGCGGGATTGGCCCTCCATGGGTCACCCGCCCGCGGCTTGGCACCCCATACGGCCAAAGCCGCGTCCTGTACCCCCTGCCTGGCGTCCTGGCCTTCGAGGAAGCGCAAGGCATCACACCTATCAAACCCTGAGAGCAATGAACAGCATTACGATTGTGGGCCGCGCTGGCCGTGACCCTGAGGTGAAGTTTCTGGACGGCGGTAAGGTCGTCGCAAAGCTGAGCCTGGCGTCCAACGGATGGAGCAAGGAAGCCGAGACGAACTGGTTCGACCTGGAGATCTGGGGCAAACAGGCCCAGGTGGCGGCTGACTATGTGAAGAAGGGAAGCCAGATTGGTGTCGTCGGCACGATCAAGACGGAGGGATGGACCGACAAGACGACGGGCCAGAAGCGAACGAAACAGGTAGTCAATGTGAACACGCTGCAGCTGCTGGGCAGCAAGCCTGCCGGCGCCGGCTCTGCCCCTGCCGATGAGGAGTTCTGATGACCTTGTGGAACCGAGTGTTGAACTTCATCCAGACCGCCCAACCGGGCGACAGCCTGGCCCTGTCGACCGACGCCTGCTGCGAGATGCGGCAGGGGATCTGGCTGCAGGCCGAACGGTCGCTGGCCCGCCGTGATCTGTTCGTCCACTGCCAGAACGAGGTGCCCCGGCTGGTGCGCCACGGCGGTGCCGCTGAGGTGCTGCGGACGGCGGGGGATCTGGCGGAGCGGACCGGCCGGGAGGTGATGTCGTGACTGCCACCGAACTGCAGGAGATGCTGCGCCTTCACGTGCTATGGCTGCAGAATGATCCGGAGGGGGTCAGGGCCAACCTGAGCAGGGCCAACCTGTACGGGGCCGACCTGAGCGGGGCCGACCTGAGCGGGGCCGACCTGAGCAGGGCCAACCTGTACGGGGCCAACCTGAGCGGGGCCAACCTGTACGGGGCCAACCTGAGCGGGGCCGACCTGAGCGAGGCCAACCTGAGCAGGGCCAACCTGTACGGGGCCAACCTGAGCGGGGCCGACCTGAGCGGGGCCAACCTGAGCAGGGCCAACCTGTACGGGGCCAACCTGAGCAGGGCCAACCTGAGCAGGGCCAACCTGAGCGGGGCCGACCTGAGCAGGGCAAAGGGGCTGCCAATCGTGGCAGATGCTCCAGCGCGGCTGCAGGCGGTGGCTGCGCAGGTTCTCAGCAACCCCGATTGCCTGCGGATGACCTGCTGGCACAGCAACTGCGGCACCAGCCATTGCCTTGCCGGCTGGGCCATTCACCAGGCCGGGCCGATCGGGGCCACGCTTGAAGCGCTCCATGGGGCGCACCTGGCAGGCTTGCTACTGCTGGGGCATGACGCCGCAGCACGGTTCTATCAGTCGAACGAACAGGTCATTGAATGGCTGCGGTCGATCAGCCGCGACGGCGGGCCGTGAAGCCCCCACAGCGATCAGATCGTTGCCGACCGAACCCACCGCACCTTGGAGGACTAATGGACCCGAACTACCGCGCCAGTGAAGGGCAGTGGACCAGCGTTGAAGACAAGGCCATTCGTCATCGACTTGCAGGCTCTGAATGCCTCCTTGAACTTCGCTCCCGCATCGAGGCGCTGGAGGCCGCGCAGCAGCTGGCCAACCATATTGCTGGCGCCAGCAAAATGGTTGCTCCGCCCGCGCCTGCCGGTGGGCTGGTGGAGCGGGTGGCTCACCTGCTGGCCATGCGGTTCAGCAAGTCGTGCCCTGGCACCGACTGCACGCCGTTCGCCTGCGACGTGCTCCGCGAGGTGGCGGCATGGCTGCGGTCGGAGCCGTGGCTCGGTCGAGCCGCTGCAGACCGACTGGAGCAGGAGGCCAACCAATGATCCGCGTCACAAGCAACGGCGGCTGGATCGGCCCGCTGTGCTGGTCGAACACCCTGCCTGCCATCGTGGTCCCTGATTATCGATTCGCTGGCATCACCAGCTGCCTGCAGCCCTGGGGCCGCACCTACTGGCGCCTGCCGGGGGAGCCGTTCCGGCCGCTCACGAAACACAAGCAGTACACCGTCACCGAGAGCTTCCAATGACCACCGACTTCCGCGCCTTGTGCGCTGAGCTCTATGAGTGGCTGTGCGCATTTGCCTTGCGCGCTCCTCTTGACATAGGCAGTAAGGATGAGGATGAGCATGATCTGGCCTGCTCACTTAACCAGTTACTCGTCCGAGCCCGCGCCGCGCTGTCCGCCCCGGAGCAGGGGCCGACCGTCATGGAGATCATCGCCATGGCCGATGAGATCGAGGATGAATGCCTCGGGCAGGTCGATCTGGTCCGGCGTGCCCTCGCCCGCTGGGGCCGCCCTGCCGTCGAGCCGGTGCCGGTCGCTGAGCGGTTGCCGGGGGATCAGCTGTGCTGGTGGTTTGAGGCAGACGAAGACGGTGGCTATGGCAGTAACTGGACCTTGCTGCGCATTCGTGGCAGCGCCATTGGTTACACCCACTGGCTGCCCCACTGGGCGCTGCCGGTGCCGGAGGAGGGGGCCGATGGCTGACCTGAACTGCACCCACACTCACCTCCCGGTCTGCCCTTACTGCGGCCATGTTGATTCAAGCCCATGGGAAATTGACCTTGCATCCGATGACGTTGCTGAAGTGACGTGCGGCGAATGTGATATGGACTACACGCTGTGCCAGCACGTCAAAGTGACCTACACATCCAAGCAATGAAACAACCTCTCTCCCCCGCCGCGCAGGCGGTGCTGGATGCCTTCCTGAACGGCTACATCTGCAAGTCAAGTTGCAATGTTGCGTTTGATGCTGACCGCAATGGCATCGCCGCCGCCCTCCGCGCTCTGGCGGAGCAAATGCCAAACAGCTACCCGGCAAGCCTAGAGCAAATGCCAGAGGATGCTCGCCGCTGGTATCGCCTTGGGTTTGGCGCAGCTGGTAACTGCGACCGCTCATGGCTGAGTGCCATCGCCGCCGAGCTGAAGGGCAAATGATGGTCAACATCGACAGCGATTCCGTCCTGAATGTCATCGTCATCCTGGCGTTTCTGTATTACTCCTCGCGCAAATCACGATGAACCAACCTCTCTCCCCCGCCGCCAATGCCGCCTGGGAAGCGTTCAACGAAGTAGCTGAACGTGTCGGCGTGTTCGAGGACTACGGCGACGCGCTGGCGGCTGCCCTCCGCGCTCTGGCGGAGCAAATGCCAAACAGCTACCCGGCATGCCTGGAGCAAATGCCAGAGGATGCTCGCCGCTGGTATCGCCTTGGGTTTGGCGCAGCTGGTAACTGCGACCGCTCATGGCTGAGTGAAATCGCCGCCGAGCTGGAGTCCTGACCCCGCGGCCCGCCGGAGCCGCACCCAATCCGGCCATCATCCACCGCATTCCCATCACATGGCCATCATCAAAGGCACCCTCAAGGCCGACATCCTGATCGGCACCGCTGCAGCCGATCAGTTCCACGTCAACAATCAAGGCGACACCATCATCAACGGCAACAGCCAGGACCAGGTGCTCTCCACCCTGGCGTCCTACCAGTTGCAAGACGGCCTCGGCAGCCTCGTGCTGGGCTCTGGCGCTGACGTGGGCATCGGCAACGACCTTGCCAACCGGATCGGCGGCAACCAGCGGAATAACCTCCTCGACGGCGGGGCCGGCATGGACGAGCTGACCGGCGGCGGTGGAGCGGACGTGTTCCGCTTCAGCCATGCCGGGCAGGCCCACGCCGACTTCGTCACTGACTTTCAGGTTGGCGTCGATCGGATTGCCATCAACGGCGCAGCGTTTGGCATCGCAGCTGGCACGCCGGTCGGCTATGAGCTGAACCAGCAGGCGACCACCACGGCCCCGACGTTCCTGCGCTACGGCAGCCAGGGGACGGCCCAGTTGATCTACTTCGACCGGGACGGGATCGGCGGCGAGGCTGCGCAGCTCCTATGCACCCTGCAGACGTTCGCTGGGGCCACCTCGGCGGCTGATTTCGCCATCATCTGAGGCCAGCGGGGGCGTGACGGACTGTTGCGCCCTCCCCTTGGCAACGGTGGGACCCGGTGTTACTATCAAGCCATGGGGCACGACGCCCCGCCACCACCATCCACCAATGACCACCACCCTTTGCCTTGCAGCAACGCTGCTGGCCATCCTCACCATCCCCGTTCTGATCCTGCTGTGGGCGACGGAGTCCAGGGATCAGCGGATTCGCCGCTGGCGTGCTGATGGCATGAGCCAGCAGGCGATTGCTGACCGCCTCGGCATCACCCGCTACGCCGTCCGCCGCGCCCTTGCCTGAGCTATGTATCCACTCACCACCACCACCCGGCGCCTGATGGCGCATCACCCCTGCAAAGAGGGGATCGCCAGACTTGCCGCCCATCTCGGCACGACTGAACCCAACGACCAGCCGATCGGCTACGACGTGCTGCTCGATGCGCTTGACCTTGATGATGCTCTCTGGTGCTGCAGGGCCGAACCGCAGCACGACCGCATCTGGCGACGGCATGTCGTCTGGTGCGCCAGGCAGGTGCAACACCTGATGACCGATGAGCGCAGCCTGTCCGCACTGGATGTAGCCGAACGCCACGCCAATGGAGAGGCCACAGATGAGCAGCTGGCCGCCGCACGGGCCGCCGCAGGGGCCGCCGCACGGGCCGCCGAATGGGACGCCGTAGGGGCCGCCGAATGGGACGCCGTAGGGGCCGCCGCACTGGCCGCCGCACGGGCCGCCGCAGGGGCCGCCGCACGGGCCGCCGAATGGGACGCCGCATGGGCCGCCGCATGGGCCGCCGCACGGGACGCCGCAGGGGACGCCGCACGGGCCGCCGCATGGTACGCCGCATGGGACGCCGCACGGGCCGCGATGCGCGATCGGCAGGCGGCTGCCTTCCGACAACTCGTCACCACCGGTACCCTCCCTGACTGAGCTATGAAAGCAACAATCGATGTCGAAGGGGTGCTCACCGTCATCCCCGAAAACGAATGCGAAGCCTACGCATTGAAGCGATGGCAGCAGAACTACAGGACGGGCGACGACACAAGCCTTCTGTGTCTGGCATGGGACTTTCCGCTTGAGGGCGCCGAACCATGATCGAGAACCACTACCGCGGTTATGCCGCGATTGGCCTTAACCGGCCCAAAACACCACACAACATCGGAAGCGTCATGCGTGCTGCCGGTTGCTATGGGGCGTCAGTCGTCTGCATCGCCGGTCAGCGATTCGCAAGATCCAGCACCGACACCCAACAGCAGCATCGGCATACACCTGTCATCACGTGCGACGACCTCCACGACGTGATCCCATATGGGGCTGTTCCTGTGGCGGTTGACTTGATCAGCGATGCAATCCCACTGCCTGAATATGTGCACCCTGAAAGGGCCTTCTATATCTTCGGCCCTGAGGATGGCACACTCGGCCGGCAAACGATTGAATGGTGTCGAGATGTGATCTACATCCCGACTCGATACTGCATGAATCTTGCCGCGACCGTGAACGTGGTCCTTTATGACCGCATGGCCAAGCGTGGCGAGCAATCTCAGCAGTTCGCCACCTGAGCCATGGCCAACCTCATCACCGCGGCGCTGCGGGTGCCGCTGCTGCATCGAGATCAGGAGATCGCCCTAGGCCGGCAGGTGCAGGCCTGGATGGCCATCCGCGACACAGAACCCACCACCGCCGCCGATCGCCGCACCTGGCGTCGTGGCATCCGCGCCAGGGATCAACTGGTCGTCCATAACCTGCGCTTCGCCTATCGGTTCATCAGCCGTCATCTGCGGTGCTGCAAGACCCTCGACCGTGAGGACCTGCTGCAGGCCGCCACCATTGGCCTGACACGTGCCGCCGAGCTGTTCAAGCCGGAGCACGGCTATCGGTTCGTGACCTACGCGACCCTGTGGATCCGGCAGGCGGTGGATCGTGAGATCTGGATGGCTGATGATCCGATCCGGATCCCGGCCAACCTGCACACCATGAAGGCCAAGATCGGCAGCCTGACCAGTTCTGGCATGAGTCCAGAGGATGCGATGGCGGCGGCATTGCAGGGCCGCACGACACCGCCGGAACTGCTTGAGGCGGCACTATCCGTCACCCGTCCCCTGGCATCGCTTGACGGCCCGGTGCGCGACTGCCCGGACCTCAACCTGCATGAGACGATCGCTGATGGTGGCCCGTTGCCGCTGGATCTGGTCGCCGATGAGATCGGCACTGAACTGGTGCAGGTGCATGTGTTGCGGCTCAGGGACTTGCAGCGCGACATCATCGAGCGGGTCTATGGGTTCAATACAGAACCGCAACCGATGACCGCCATCGCCCGCGAGACCAAGCGGAGCCGACAGGCGGTGAAACAGATCCACGACCGCGCTATATCTCAACTGGAGCGAATGATCAACGCTGACCCTGCCATCCAATGACCACCACCACCGTCCACATCTCCCACGGCTATCAGACCTTCATGGATGCCGTGAAGCGGTACAAGCTGCTGACGGCAGAGGAAGAGATCCTGTTGGCCCGCAAGATTGCCAAAGGGTCGAAGCGTGCCCATGAACGGATGATGCTGTGCAATCTGAGGCTGGTTGCCAAGATTGCAAGCACCATCTTTCATAAGCGCCGGCCGCAGACGTTAACGATTGAGGATCTGTTCCAGGCTGGGACCTTCGGCCTGAGTCGTGCCGTCAGCGGGTGGGATCCTGAGCGCGGCTATAAGTTCTCGACGTATGCCTACTGGTGGATTCAGCAGGCGATCAATCGAGAGATCATGTATCAGGACGGTGCGATCAGGCTGAAGACCAGACCGCAGCGGTTGCTGTCGCAGGTGTCGACGTGGATGGCCCGCAATGGGCAGCAGCAGCCGACGCTACGTGATGCTGTTGATGCGTTGGGGCTGGACTACGACGAGGTGCTGGGCTACATCAGCGCCCAGCTGGGACCGGTGAGCCTAGATAAGGTGATCGGCGATAGTGACGACCTGGACTTGGGGAGTGTGCTGCAGGGCGATGGTGACCCGTCGGAGTATGTCGAGGCCATGGAGCTATGCGGGAGGGTGCATGAGGCGTTGGATGCGTTGGAACCCGAAGAGGCCCATGCGATACGGGCAACCTATGGGATCTGCACTGATCATGATGCGATGTCGATTCGAGAGTATGTCCGGGAGCACGACGTGACGCAGTTTAAGGCGGAGAGGCGAATCAGGGGTGGGATTGTAAAGCTGAGAAGACTTCTTGCATCAACCACGCAATTTTCGAGCGCGAGGTAGCATCCTGATCAGCGAGCAGGACAGCATATTCTAGAACGCCATTGAAGTCGCCGCGGTCGTGCATTTCTCGGAGGCAACGCTTATGACCTTCGGCGATGAACTGATCTTCCACACGATACACAAGGGGTTTCATGTGCACGCCTGAAAGTTGCCCTAGGTTGCCGACATTGCAACAGGTCGAGACTGATGATGGACCGATGTGGCTGGGCTGCTATGACGGGCAGTGCTGGCAGCACCACCAGCGGTGGCAGGTGATGGTATGGCTGCAGGCCCGGTCACGCCCGGATCAGCAATGCCCAGCCGGTAGCTGAGCCGTCGGGCATCCAGCGAGGCAGCCAGTTCCGGCGGCTGTAGCGGATCCCGGCGCCATTGGCATTGGAGACATAGCCGCCGTTGACGAGGTTGGCTTCACCGTTGGGGTCGTTGTGGTAGAAGGCGTCGGCATCGAAGCCGATCGCGACCGTCCAATGGCCCCCACCGGATGGGGACGTGGCAGAGCCATGGTGCAACCAGCCGACAGGCACCGGCCGCCCGGCACGCAGCTCAGCTTCGAGTAGGTCCGGCCCGCAGTTGGTCCGCAGGGTGGCCTCAATGCCAAGGGACCGGAGGGCTGCCAGCTGGGCATGTGCGTCGGTGGTATCACCGAACTTGGCCCGGATGACGTTGTAGGCGTCGTCGGACGTGACCTTGCCGTAGAACGCGGCGACCATGGCGCACGATGAGCTGAAGCACTCGCGGAAGCCAGCGCCAGAGACGTTGTCGTTCTGCGAGAAGTAGGGCACCTGCAGCCGGACGGACGCCGCCTGCACAGCCTCGCCCCATAGCTTGGCCTCAGCATTACGACGGCGGCGCAGACCCGCCTCTGACGGGCCGCCGGGATTGACGTAGAGCCGCATGGCATCGGGCACCGCGGGCCAGTTGCCGTCGCGTAGGGCCTTGGTGATGGTGTCAAAGCCTGAGGCACCGTAGAAGCCAGCCCCGACGTTGTAGGCGAAGCTCAGGATGGCGGCCTGTTGCCGTGCTGAGAGCTTGCGCCAGGTCGGGATCGACCGGCCTAGCTTGGGCTCCAGCACGTCGCGGACGTGGCTGTCGAGCATCTGATCGGCGACCCCCCGGGTGATGGTGTCGCCCTGCTTCACCCGGGACCCGTCGAAGTGCGTGGTTGCACCCCAGCCGATGGTCCACGGCTCACCGCCGGTCTCGGGATCGGGGTAGGCCAACAGACGGCACCCCTCGAACTCCCGAATCAACGGCAATGCCAGCTTGACCGCGGGATTGTCCGGTGCCTTCGGTGGTGGGCCAGCACGGAACATCTCGAAGAAGCGTTCCCGCGCCTCTGGCGTCAACCCTTCATCCAGCCAGTTCCATGCCGCGGCCTGATGAGGTTCGGGCGGGTTAGGGGTGAAGCGTGCAGCGTCGATGAGTTTGCCGGTCATAGCTGGTGGGGCGGTTGTTGGAATAGGGAGAACAGTTGAGAGCCGAGGCCAAGGACGGTAGCGGTCGTGAGTTGCCATTCCTGCTGGCACTGCTGCGACCGACTGCCGGCGCGGATCTCGCAGACGCTGACCTGTGCAACGGCAAGACCTAGGGCCGTACCCCAGACGATGCAAAGGAGGCGCAGGAACAGGATCATCGGCGGACAGATTCCAGGCGGGTCAGGCGGGTGTCTTGGATTCTGTCGCCGGCCTCGATCTTGGTGATGCGGCTGTCGAAGTCTTCGGCCTTTTCGACTAGTTGCTGCTGATTGTGCAGGATCCGATCCAGCTGCCGCGGCACGGTCCACGAAAGCCAACCGACACCACAGATGGCACCAATGACCAGCCATGAAACGGAGGTTGCGATGACCTCGCGCCAATCGAGGAGGGGCCTCCGATTGTCATTGCCGGTCATGCGTCTCGGTGCTGCATCCTCGGGCTAGCTTGCCTCAGAGGACTGCGCCAGGACCCATGACGAGGATCATGCCGTTTGTTGCGTTGACCCGAGCGACGACGCCCATGGGTTGACGATTGGCCGGTGCCGTTGCGGTGAGGCCACCACCAGATGCGACGTAGAGGGTGGCATTGATGGTGTAGGTGTTGGTCGGCACGTCGTTGAGCTTGCCGTGGGTGATGATGTGGCCATCATGACCGGCCGCCAGGTCATCACCGATGAGGCCAACGGCAGGCATGGTGGCGAGGCTGGCGGCATTAGCGCGACGGACCAGCATTCGATCGGTGCTGCCGACGTTGCCGGTGACATAGACGGGCGTGCCTTTGGTCAGGGTGATGCTGTCGTCGTTGCGGACATGGACAAAGATCGACCCGGTGAGCTCACCGTGCAGCTCATCGGCGGTTGCGACACCGGTGATGGTGAGGCCAGCGAAGGTCGGTGAATCGGTTGCCCCCAACTCGTCAAGGCGGGTTTTGTCGGCACCATTGAGCAGGCCGGCCTGGGTGGTCGTGGCCTGCGGCAGGGTCACGTCAGTACCACTGGAGCTGGTGACGACCATCGTGGTCGTGGTGCGGGTGCCGACTGCCAGATCAGTGACGCCGGTCGTGACTTCGACGACGTAATCAGCCATTAGGGAACCTCCGTGAAACCTTCGGTGGGCAATAGTCGCCCGTCAAGGTGGTAAATGTCGAGACCGCCGCTCGGCTCGTCAAATTTCACGTCATAGCCAGCACCACGGGCCAAGTCGATGACGGCAGTGATCGCCCGGGGGAAGGTGATGTTGAACCGTCCGACCGCGAGGCTGACTTCAGTGATGACGGCATCACCAAGCTTGGCGTTACGGCTGCGGTCTGGGTTGAGGCTCCACACGGCGCAGTAGATCCGGCCTGCGTAGGTTGACAGGTCCACCGTTGCGCCTGCGGTGTTCTTGATCGTGATGGCAACGACCGTATCACCGCGGCGCTTGACCGGGATATCGAGAGTGGTCCAGGCTGGGAGCATGGCCTAGCTTGCCTCAACTTCACAGAGGACCTGATTGGACGGGCCGACGTTTTCGGAAACGCCGAGATTGGTGACGATCATGCCGGGGAACTCCAGCAGCAGACGATCGGTCAGCACCATGAGCGGTGTGCGACCGCTCCAGTCGACCAGATAGACCTGCCAGACCTTACGGGCCTGCTGCTGACGGTATGCCGGGACTGCCTCGGGCACAGGTTCGCGGTAGATCACGACCTCTAGGCCCTCGACCGTGGTGCCGCTGGGCCTGCCTTCCCCTTCAGCCCGTACGGCAATGGCAGGGGTGAGGGTGCCGTTCTGGAGGCGGTAGCGGCCCAGGTCATCCCGTAGGACGCCTTCGACGCGGTCGCGCAGCTGTCGGACGGTTGTGGTCATGGCCTAGATTCCCGCCAGCAGCAGATCAGATTCAATCCAGCCGCCATGGTTCCGCTGCGGGATCTTGACGGTCCAGGTGAGTAGCTGCCGGTCCAGGTCGCGGATCGTGATGATGCCAGCATTGAGGCCATGGCAACCGACGAGGCCGCCGCGGATGTTGACGCCCTCCCATGTTGGCGCCAGCACCCAGAGGCGCCCACAGTCGGACCGTAGGGCCCGACAATCGGGCTGGCGGCCTGCGGTGTCGGCCTGGGCCTGTGCGAGATGCCAGGCGGCTAGCAGCTGGTCGGGCAGCTTCCGCTCAGCACGTAGGGCGAGCATGACGGCGACAACAGCAGGGCTGAGCGAATCGCCGGACACCTCGGGGTCATGGGTGCCATAGATCCACCAGTCGCGCTCGCCTAGGGCCTTGGTCTCCGTCTTCTTGTTGATGTTGAACAGCAGGGCCGTCAGCTGGGCGATGGGCCGTTCTGCCCGTGCCGCGGCGTCCCGCTGCTGGGTTCGCATGGCCCGTAGGGCATCCCGGACGACCCAGGTCAGTTCTTGACCGAACGTTTGGCGGTGGAACTGTCCGGGGTAGTGGTGGGCAAGATCCCAGAAGGTGGAGGCCCAGGTTCGACCTGGCTTACGTCGGCCTGACCCTCCGGCGGCTTTTTTAGCACGTCCTCCGTCATGGGTTCCGGCGGGTCAGCCTTGACGGCCTGTTCATCCTGCCAGAGGGCATAGAGGCCATCGATGAGCACCCGCGGCTGACGGCGCACGTCATCGATGGTGGCGGCGGCCTGTCCGCAGCGGTGGCGGAGCAGGGTCAGGACTGCCGCGAGACGTTGGGTCTGGAACTCCCGGAGCCAGTCGCGCTTGATGGTCTCCAGCTGCTGCGCATGGGCCAGGGCGATCTCAAGGGCTGCCGGTTCCTGCGCGACACCAGCGAGGTGGGCCTGGATGATGGCGTAACCCTCGGCGCGGGTGATGCCGTGCTCAACGTGCCAGGCCTCAGCGAGCTTGGCTGCAGCCTCAAAGGTGGAGGGCTGGTCGGCCTGGATCAGGGTGTAGTCGGTGTCTTCATCGGTGGTGATGCCGCCGAGGACCGGGACCGCGATGATGCCAGAGGCAGTGGTGCCGATGAGGCGTGGTGCACCGGCGGCTGCGGGTGGGGTGGTGTAGGTGAGGTTGAGGGTCACTTGGCAGCGGCGAGGGTGGCGGCGGTCTGTTCGTTACGGAGAAGGGAAGCGCGGTTAGCAGCCTGCTGGCGTGCGAGCTTGGCGATCAGTTGATGGCTGGTCATGCGCTAATGATGCTCACCGCGAGTGCAGCGTAGCGGCCTGGTGGTGTGCGGTTCTCGAAAGTGGTGTAGGGCGGGTTATAGCCAAAAAACCAGTTGCCACGAGTGGAATCCAGGAGGGGGCGAAGTTGTGCGCGTGGAATCCTGACGGGATAGTAGGGGCTGCTGGCATTGTCGTCGCCATCTTTGGCGAAGTTGAATGTGACCACGTCCGTCGCTTGATCGTAGACAATGCGCGGTTCAAATCGCCGGAGTCGATAGGTCGGCACATAGCCTGCAGGGATAGGGCTGAACCATGCCGCATGGTTCTCGATGATCTGATCGTAGGTTTCGGGGCCGCCTTCGGTGGCGATGTTGCTGCGGCTGGCGGCGCTGAACTTAGCCCGATATGCTGAGTATGATGACTCGAACCCATCGCTGAAGTCTTGATCACTGGGGAACGGGACTGAGATGCCGGTCGGGCCGACGCGATACCGCGGGGCTTTCAGCCTGAATAGTGGATGGCTGTACGATGATGTCAGGTAAGAGTAGGTCTTGTATGGCCTCTGCGTCAGTCCGGCAGACAGAACAAAGGTAGGATCATCATTTAGCGGGTTCGGTGGGAGATCATCAACCGGGACACCTTGCAGGTCAGAGGCCCACCTGACTTCAGCGGCTGGCACCTGATCCCATGTTGCATAGGACCGGATCATGTAGAACCGCAGGCCACTGATAGCAGTAGGGGGCCAGTTGCCGCCCGTGAATGTGTAACGAACCTGACCGGCCACACTGCGATCGACGGCGGTAATGGTGTAGAGCTTGTCCGAATCTGGGTAGAGGTAATATTGCATAAAGCTATTGGCAGCATCACGCGTTGAAGATGACTCATAGATAACGAACGGCACAATCCGCACCTGTTCACCAACCGCCAGCAGGATTGCACAGCCGGCGCGATCGTTGCTGTCGGGTGCGCTGGTTTGGGTGTAGACCTGAGCGATGATGTCAGAACCGTCGTAACCCATCGCAAACCCACGCGGTCCCATGACGTGGGCATAGACCATGTAGGGGAACTCCTGCGCCGTGGGATCAGTGCGGATATCGACGAACTGCGGCGGCGACATGGTGGCCACGTCGGTGCCATCAAGGCTCAATGCACGAGGCAGGACGGCATACGACTGGCCAAAGGAGAACGAGAGGCCACGTTGATGAATGGCTGTATAGGGCCGGTACAGGCGCTGATAGACGCCACCGGCCTGTGGGGCGCGACCGTCGAAGTCGTGCCATTCCTCACGGGTGAACGGTGGCGCCGTGACGGTTACCAGCTTGCCTGTGGCCGGCTCAGCGCGGGTGTTGAGGATTGCTGCGGCTTGCGATCCTGAGGTGGCACCATCAGGGAACGACCAGTCGGGAAGGTCAATGAAGGTGCAGGAGATCAGCAGAACCGTCGGCGCACCTGTTGGTGTCGCGGCTGGCTCCTCGACCCGGCGGGTGAAGGATGGCGGGGCCGCCTTGGCGATGGCCTGGCGGCGCTTCTGCTCAACGGCGGCCCGTTCGCGCTTCTGCCGTTCCTGTTCGGTTAGGGCCTTGCGGTTGGATGCCTGCTGGCTGAGCAGACGGTTGAGCAAAGCCGACCCTTTCAGGATGACGTTGATGATCGTGGCCACGATCAGGCGTCGTTCTGGCTGAAGGTTAGGGTATAGGTCTTGGATTGACCGGCGGCCAGCGTGATCGAGGGGGATTCCACGATGATGGAATGCACGTAGGTCTCGGTTGCGATTCGGATCACCACCGTGTCATAGGAGAACCCAGCCCCGGTCGCGGTGAAGGTGGCAGTGATGGCTGGGACTTCGACCCGGCCAGTCCCTGCCTGGTAAACACCAGTTCCGAGGGTGCCGGTAACAGCAGCGTAACCAGTACCACCACCAACCTCAACAGCACTCCAGGCGCTGTGCGTGGATT